CCTTCCTCTTGAGGTTGTGGCGGTGCAAGCATTTCGAACTCTGCATCGTTGATGATAACCAGGAGGTTCTCCCCGGTGTTCAAATCCTGGAACAACACGATGTCTCCTGCTGTGGCAAATGCCTCGAACTGCTGAAGGATCGGCCAAGCAGCCCCCCGCTGGCCTTGCGGCTGTCCGAACTTGTCCTTCTCGAAGTCGAACAGCAATAACGGCACGGTGATAAGCCGTTGCCGGGTGGTTCCCGGATACCCCTTTACCTGCCAGGTGTTGAGTGTAGGACCGGCAGTGGTCGTCCCTTGGTTGAGGGTGAACGTGAGAGAGATCCATTCCTGAGCAGTCGTGGGGTTTCGTAGCCCGATATTGCTCATGGAGAATGTGTTCTGGTCAATAGTGGTTACCGTATTCGTGGCCCCTGTGGGGTCAGACACGGCAATTCCAATTGACCCGGAGAAAGCGTTAGGTGTTCTCAGAGAAAGGAACTTGAACAACTTCGGCTCTGTGGTATTGTATCTGATACGGGAAGTGACGAACGCACCAGAGGTCTCCAGCAGAGTAGGACTCTGCACGTACACGCCCTGGCCTAGGATGGACACGGCCACAAGCTGTGAGTTCCCCAGCGTAGCCGCTGAGGTCACGTTGCCGGATACGTGGGAGGAGATGTCCTTGGCGTAGGCATAGCTGGAGTTCGGAGCAGAGCCTGTGGTCGTAGTACCTAGGTCGATACGGACCAGGCCGGACTGCCCGTTGATGTTGGCGTTGGTCCCGGTGAACAGGAACCTGTCGAAGGCAGTGATGCCTGTGCTGGAGCCAGGCAGGTTGGGGTCAGTGCTCCACAGGAGCTGGCCGTAGATCAGGCCGTTGGTGGTGTACGTACCCACCCGGAAGCCCTTGTTCGTGGCGATGCCGACGAACGTCTGGAGGTAGCCGTAGATCTGGTTGATGGTCTCGCCTCGCGGCATCTCGGCCGCGATGACACCAGCAGTGATGGTAGGTACAGCTCCAGTGTTGTCCACTGAGGTGTACCAGATCTGGGACAGAGCGCCGGCAGAGCCTGCGTAGTAGATGGCCGTGGGGCCGTCGTCGATGGAGTTCCACACCCACGAGGTGTTGAGGTGGTGGAAGTTGCCAGTACCCGGCGTCAGGGTCGTGCTCGACGCCTTGCCGATCCACACCTCATTGTCCTGGGCCACGACGACACGGCCCTTGACGTAGGCCAAGGTAACGTTGGCGGAACCGTTCGTGGTGTAGTACAGAGTACCAGCCACACCGTTGGTCAGCGGGCCGGAGTACACACCACTCGTGGTGGCCACGTAGTAGTTGGTGCCATCGTCCGTGATGGACGAGATGGTTCCGGTCATACCGGTGACGGTATACGTCAGGCTGGTGGCCGTGCCAGTGAGCCTCTTCAGGCTGGTGCCATCAGCGCACAGAAGGTAGTCGGTTCCGCCGACATTGATCCCTCGGATGAAGAGGTTGGTGTTGGCCGAGGCCAAGGCCTGGTTGGTGGTGTTGAGCAGCTTCATCTGGTTGACAGTCCACGGGTTGATCCCGTAGCTGTCGTAGTACCTGATGGCCAGAGAAGTGTCCTGTCCGGTGTCGCTGTAGAGGATACCAGCTCCACCATGGAAGGACATGCCGCTTCGCAGCCACCAGCCAGTGAAGGACTGCTCACCCACGAACTGGCCGTTATCGAACTGAGCCTTGGTGATCTGCTGGAGATCACGAGTGTAACGACGGCGGAAGTAGCTGTTCCGGTTGGACACACCAGACAGGAACGGAATGCCCGCCAGGGCGTAGTCGTAGGCCACCGTGGACTTGACGTACGCGGACGTGGCTGAGCTGGTCTCCCCGCCAAGACGGGGAGGCCCATTGAACAACCCGCCGGACAGCGGGTTTACGACCATAGGTCCAGGGATGTTAGCCATCAGGAGTCCTTACACAGTTCCGCAGTCTTCGACCCAAAGCTTCCTGGGTCCAGTTCCTGTGGATGACGCCGGAGATACAGGCGTGAATACCCCAGAACCACCCTGCCGCTGGGCAAAGAATGCCAGGGTCTGTGTGCCAGAGCTCCCTGCGATGAAGGTGTCCTCCATAGGAATAGGCATCCGCCCTGTGGCACCTGTACCTGCAACAGCCACCCACAGTTGGTCGATAACAGCGGTACTGGAAGTCGTAGGTGTTGATGCACTTCCTGAGTTACGGACACGGACCGCGTAACTAATACCCGCTGTGTCGGAGTTGCCGATCAACCCCGACATGACAACCCGGTACCTCCGGCCAGAGATGGCCGTGAACTGGTAGTTGCCTAGTACCGCGTCGATGGTGTCGGTCGTGCCTGAGGTTGCAGTTCCGTTGGTCGTCGTGGAGATTGGCACAGCGCCCAGACTCTGAGCACCCCCAACGGGAGTGAAGGTCCCAGGAGAGCCGGCACTGGTGCACACCCACGCATTGCCAGTCTGGTCAACAATCCAGTCGCCCACCGCGAAGGTGCCAGAGACAGGCGGACCTCCGGTAGTCCCACCCGCCATGGTGGACGCGGCGGTGGCACCAGTCTTGCCGTTGGTGATGAACGCCAAGGCGTCAACGAAGTTGGAGATCGCAATGCTGCCAGTGCCTGTAGCAGCACCGGTGAACACCGCAGCGTTCAGCGTCTTGTTGGTGAAGGTCTGAGTAGAGGTCAGGTTGGCGAGAGAGAACCAGGTGCCAGGCGAACCGCCCGTGTGGCAGACCCAGATCAGGCCGTTGCCCACGTCAATGACGAAGTCACCTGCGAGGAAGGTGCCTGTCACAGGGGAACCACCTCCAGTGGCACCTGCATACCTGGAAGCCGTGACAGCTCCGGTCAGCCCTGTGGCAGGGAAGTCCACCGCGGTTACCGCAGCCGAAGAAGTCAGTGCTGCACTGTTGATAGTACCAGCGGTGGTGGTGCCTGTAATAGTGGGCGAGGTAATGGATGGCGTGGTGATGGTAGGGCTCGTGAGAGCCTTGTTCGTGAGGGTCTGGGTGTCGGTCGTACCGACCACCAGGGAGCCCACAGACAGGCCGTGTACGTTGTCGAAGGCCCCGATGTGGGCCGAAGCGTCAGTCAGGTCCTGCGCGTACATGACGTGCACCACAGGGGCGCCGTTGTTGTGCGACTGCGCAGAGGTTCCACCGATGCCACGGGTCACCGTGTAGGTGAGACCCGACACGTTGGTGACTAGCATCAGCTCTTCAGAGGCTGAGTTCTGGTCCACCGACACCACGAACGGCGTGCCAGGAGCGCCGGCCGTAGTGCCGACGTTGAACGTCGTGGCACCAGAAGAGATACCAGACGCCAGAGAGGTCTGGACAAAGGTGCTGCTGTAGAACCTGGCTTGCCCAGGACCGGCCATGATGTCTCCTAATCAGCTAAGCTGCGTGCCGTAAGTCGGGTAGCGGTCACGGAGCTTCTTGCCTTCGAGCTCCAGTCGATTCTGATAGATGGCCATGAAGTACTTGCTGGTGTTCGAAGCACTGGTGGGCTGCGTTACCGCAGCACGCTCAGTGGCTTCCACGCTGTCCATCTGGAGACGGGCCGCATCGTAGGCCACCATGAGCTTGGCCGCCGCGCCATACACGATGGCGTCCTTGGCAGTCTCGGGTAGGCCGGACACGGCGGCGAAACCGTCCGTGTCGTTCACCAGGTTGGACGGCTGGCCAATGTAAGTCACCCTCATAGTACGACCGGGGGTGACTTCTTCAAGCAGGTTGATAGACTTGCCAGTGGGGAACACGGCGGGGTCTGCGTTGGGGTCGAAGCGCCAACGGCGCATACTGGGCGCGATCTGCGAAGGGCCGATGACCGCGTAGTTGACGTTGAGCACTTCATCGGCCGTCGCCGGCAGAGGGTATCCGTACTGGACTGCACTCTTGGTGATGTTCGAACTGAGCACCGCGAACAAGGTGGGGTACACCTCGTTGATGATGTCGTTGATGGACTCCTGAACACGCACCTTCGGGAACTTGGCGTTGTTGATGATCGAGGCATTGGCCAGGTGAGTGGCCGCCACAGATCCGTAGAAGCCTCGCCCGAAGGGGAACACCGTGATGGTGTTGGTTACCGTGTTGTACGACTGCACGTTCATCAGCTCGGAGTCAACCTCGATCAGCCCACGGCTGATCGCAGTGGCATCGTTGACCGAGAAGGTCAGGTCACCTGCGCCGATGTTGTTGGTCAGGTAGGTGAACTGCTCCTGGTTCCAGGTGATACCGTACAGCAGTTGCTTGACCCTGTTCTGAAGATCGAGGAAGGTGGAGGCGATGAGAGTCATTAGATCCCCAACACCCACACAGAGATCTGGTCGGGCAGATCTCCTTGAGAGATCTGGCTGGTGATCTGGTAGAACACACCAGGCGCCGCCAGCACAGCCTGGCCGGGGCCATAGATGAACGTGCCGTCAACGAAGTTGACTCCATCCAGGCTGGTGGCGATGTACATAGACGACGTGAAGCTGTTGTTGGCGGAGATCAGTTGGAAGGACACCCTCTGCACAGAGGCAGAGAACTGCACGACCTGCGTAGAAGGAGAAGCAGCAGAGACGGCTGCCTTGTTGACAGCTTGGGTGGCAGTGCCGGGAGTGACGACGAGAGCAGCCATGGTGTTCCTTTCCCTGGCTAGGCGATGGACACGTAGTACTGGACCGTGACCCAGGCAGCGGGGTTTACGGAGGCGTTGACGACAAGGGCTGTGTTAGCCGCTATCTTCCACGGGAGTTCGTACGCGATGTCGAAGATGTTGACCTTGGTGGAATCCACGACCCAGCCGTTGTTGCCCGCTGCGCCCTCTTTGAACTTCACCAAGGCCGCGTTGTTGATGGACACATAGATCATGACTACCCGGATGGCGAAGCCCACACCAGGCGCAGCTATTAGAGTGGTGTCTCCAGACGCGGTTACGTTGACGACTACTGGACCTCGGAAACCGTTGGCCACGTAATCAGAACTCGCGAACGGCATGTGGACGGCCTTGCCGTCAGCGGTGCCTACTTGACCGACGACGGGTAGTGCTGAGGCGGGGACAACACCATTTCCTTGGGCAATGTACATCTGCGCCTGGGTTTGTGCCATTCCATCAACTCCCGACGATCGAGACGGAGACGGTACCACCCGTGATCGTAGTGCTGACGGTCGCTCGCGCGAACCGGCAGGTTGCAGCCGGAACAGTGACGATCCACGTGGTGCTCGCAGAGGCCACAGTCAGCGGGTTGGCGAGGGTGCCAGCCGAGAGGATCACGAGGGACCCAGTCGGAGGAGTGCCCCAGTTGACACCATCGACGGACACCTGAAGAGTCACGGCGCCAGCCGAGACACCAGCGGAGGTCACGATGCTGAAGGTGATCGACCGTTGGGCTGCACCCAAGTCCACCGTGGCGCCGTTGCTGACGGCGGTGACCGCACTCAGCGAGGGAGCCTGGGTAATCGTGCCACTCGTCATACACAGGGCGTTGTTGCCCGGCACAGAGTTCTTCGCGACACCGGCTGAGTCGCCGGAGAGGGACTGGATAGTGGCCATTAGATGTCTCCCATCGGAGCGGCCTTCATGAAATCTTCGCCGTATGCGGCACCAACCTCGTTGGACAGGATCATCGCGTCTTCCACCTTCTGCTTGGTGGTGCCATCCGGCATGACGCCCTGGTTCACAGCGTCACGGAAGGCGCTGAGTTCACGGTCAGTGCGGTTGAGGTCGTCCCGACCTCGGCTGACCTGGTAGCCAATGGCCCGGATGCCCTTGTCCTTGAGACACTCACCGAAGGTGTAGTGGCTCTTGGTGGCACACCGCGCGGAGCAGTTGACGCCCTTGCGCTTGCGGGCCATCAGATGCGCTCCTTGCCGGCCTGGCCGTCAATGGTCTGGTAGTCTTCCGCGTAGCACACCGGAACAGCCAGGACAGCACTCTCGGCAATCTTGTACTCGTCCCAGTTCACGAGGGTCTTGTTGCCACCCTCGTAGCCATCGTAGTTGCAGTACGGGTCGTACTGGTTGAGCTCCGGAACGTATCCCTTGGGGATACGGCGGTTCGGATTGGACGGGTCGGAGTCAGACTTCCAGGTATCCGGGTGAGTCTTGTCCACGTAGTAGTTGTCGAGCACCTGGCGAAGCTTCGCACTGCCTTCGTCCGGGTTGCCCCAGCCCGGCTCCATGGGCACGAGGGGAACACCCTTGGCCTCATAGCTGCCGTAGTTGTCTCGTGCCATCTTGAGTCCTTATCCGTGAGCCGGGTATGAGATCATGTGTGAGCCGGTAGTAGGTTCCTCGTGGTTGTCGCCTTCCACAGAGGTGTACTTGCTGCCACCGCCTACAACCTGAGGGTGGCGCTCAGAGTGCCGGATAGCTCCGGCATCGAAGTTGTCGCCCGTGAGGTCGGGCGCAGCCCTCTTAGTCGAACTTCTGGTGGTGGCCACTGGCCTCACCGGTCGGCTTGGCGTGGGACTGGAGCTTGTGCGAGCCCTGCTCGAAACCTTCCGAGGTGTTGGCCCCATCCTTCGGCGGAGCCTCCGGGAGCACGTGATGCTTGCCGGAACCGCCACGGTCACCATCGGTACCATGGGCCGTGCCGACATAACCCTGGCCATCGCCACGGTCAACCTTTGCCTCTGACATGCTGTCTCCTAGATTGGAACATACTTCCAGGGATTCACGTACTGCCCTGGGACTTGGATGGAAGGGCGGAAGTCTCCGCCGATGCCGGCTGCCAGGATTGCATCCCTGTCAGCCTCTGGGATCAATTGGTTCTGGTAGTACACAACGTCCGCTGCG